AACAAAGCTGTTGTAACTGGATTTGGGGAAAGAGACTACAAACCTATTACAGGAACGGTGACACTTCCAATACAAGGAAAAATAACAGATAGTAATGTTGTAAATTGGGGAGAAGGAACGATAGATCCATTGCAGACGTATGGTGCAAAAGAATTAATGTCACTTAATGTAAATGATATTGCAAAGTCTTACGATAAGGTTCTAGGTAATATACGAACTCTATTTAAAAATCAAGGTGCTATGGGCGATCTTGGAACATTTCTAAGAACATATTTTGTTGAACAAGCAGTTCAATCTAAAAGTCTTCTATCTAGAACAACTGGAGCAATATTAAATCCAAATGTCGAACTTCTGTTCCAAAGTCCTCAATTAAGATCATTTAATTTTTCTTTTTTCCTTTCAGCAAGAAGTGAAGAAGAAGCAGAAAGAGTTAAAAGAATTATTAGATACTTTAAGCAAGGGATGTCTGTAAAATCTACTGCTACGGACATATTTTTAAAGGCACCAAATATTTTCAGAATTGAATATGTATATGGTGGTAATGGAAACACCCATCCTGGATTAAATAGAATAAAGGAATGTGCTTTAAAGACCTGTAATGTTGACTATGTTCCAGAAAACAGTTATATGACCTTCGAAGATGGAACTATGACTGCATATTTGGTTTCCTTACAATTCCAAGAACTTGAACCTATTTTAGAGGATGATTACAGAGGAGATCAAGAAGGCAAAAAATCAGTGATTCAAAAAAACGAAATAGGTTACTAAAATGGCATCTTACTTCAGACAAGTTCCAAATTTCGAATACATCAACAGAACTGCTGATAACAAGGCAATTTCTGATTATGTTGAAGTAAAAAATCTTTTCAAAAGAGGAAAACTTCGTCCAGATATTTTTGGAAACTTAACTTTCTTCACAAAGTATAGTATTATTGGCGATGAAAGACCCGATAATGTTGCATACAAAGTTTATGACGATTCAACTTTAGATTGGGTTATTTTATTATCAAATAATATCCTGAATATTCAAACAGAATGGCCATTGCCACAAACATCATTTGATCAGTTTATGTTGGATAAGTATGGTTCTTATGATGAACTGTATAATGGTATTCATCATTACGAAGCAAATGAGGTTAGAAACTCTGCTGGAGCAGTTATTCTTAAGGAAGGAACACATCTCCCAAAAACTTGGAGAAGTAATGGCAATTTTATTAAATTAACAAATAGCAAGATTAGTTTATTTTCTGGAAATGGTGTAGTGCCATCAACTACAGTAATTGCAACACCATCAAGTGCTGTTAATGGAATAAAAGTTGGTTCTGAAGTTATTATTGATAATATATCGGAAGCAGAATATAATGGTCGTTTTATTGTATCAAAGATATACACACCATCTATTGATAGCACTAATGTTGTAGCATTTGAATATGAACTTCCTTCCACACCATCAGTAGCAAATCCAATGCTTATTCCTACAGGAAATGAGCAACTTTTATTTGATTCTGATATTGAAGGCAATTCTTACTATTTTGAATTTTATGATGAAGATTTGGGATACTATCAACTAGTTTCATCAAGTTCTTTAGTCAGAGAAGTTACCAACTACGAATATGAATCTAGATTAGAAAACGAAAAGAGAAACATTTATATTCTAAAACCAGAATACCTGAATATTATATTCAATGATATTGAAGATATTATGCCATATAAAAAAGGTGGGGCACAGTATGTGAACCCCACCTTGAAGAAAGGAGATAATATTAGATTATACGATTGTTAATCACTCTTCAGCAAGACGCTGGAAGTAACTCAGAGCATCATCTTCCTCTTCGGAGTTAGAAGTAGTTTCAGATGAACTAAGATTGTTCAGTTGATTCTTCAGTTCACTGGGAAGTTCAGACTTACTACGCTGATAAGATTCTTCCAGTTCTTGCATCACATTTTCTTCACGGGAAGGAGTGCGTTGCTCAAAACTAGAATACTCTTCTTCTTGCTCACGAACTGCAGCACGGGGAGAAGACTTCTGACCCAGAACATACTTCAGACGCTTATCTAGGTCATCATAAGACTTAAATTGATCTGCAGAAACCAGAGCACTTAGAGAATACTGCTTTTTCCACAGTGCTTCCAGTGCATCATCATCGTCAAGAAGAGGTTTAACACGGTCAAACTCAGAAGAGTCATAGTTCCAGTATCCTGCAACTTTCTTCAGTTTCAGTTTGAAGTTAGCACCACTCCAGAAATCAAAGGGGTTGATAGGTTCTTCATCTTCAAACTCGGGTTGCATTGCAGCAAGAATCTTGTCAAAGATTTTCTTACCGAACTTGTAAAGGAAGACACGACCTTCGTTCTCAGGATGAGCAGGGTCACGCACAACATAAATGTTTGCATAGTAAGACAGTTTACGCTTTTGCTTACGAACAGTCTCTTTGTCTGCATCAATGCCGCTGTTCCAGAGTTCACGGTTGTACTCAGATACAGGATCTTTCTGACCTAGAGTAGTCAGAGAGTTCTCAATATACCAACCACCAGATCCTTGGAAGGCGTGAGAATACATCTTGACCCAAGGCAGTTCTTCACCATCAGGTGCAGGCAGGAAACGGATAACAGCATAACCGTTACCAGTTTTATCCATTTCAGGTTTCCAGAAACGCTCATCAGCGCCTCCACCACCAGTGTTATTCATCTTTTCAACTTGCTTGACCAGTTTGTCGGTCAGAGAACCAAGTTGAGACTGCTTTTTCAGATTTGCAAAAGACATTTGGATTTCCTCGGTTTGTTTGGATTTGGCTTTTGTGGACTTCGTTATTCTACAGGTCTGTGCCTGTCTTGTCAATCTGTTGGCGCATAGTTTCCAGGAGACTGGACATATTATTAAAAACGATGTTCATATCCACATTTTGTGGCATTCCCATCATAGTAGCAGACTCACAGATTCGTTGCTTCATTTCCTTTGCTTCAGGATCATCAGACAAACTCATACGAGTATAAAGAACTTTTTGTTTATTCAACAAGCGTTCCAACATTTCTACATGATATATTTTTTCATCCTTATTCATTTGAGGAAACTTAAAAACATTTTTATAAACTTCCTCTTGAAGTTCGGATATTTCAGTCATCTCTGCGCGGACAACTTCTGAATCAAAGAAACTCATCTTTCTCCTAAAACTACTTGCTTAAGAATTTTCTTAAAACGAAATACATCAGTATTTAGAAACGGACCATACTTGGTCATTTTCATAGATGTCAGTTGCCACACTGGATCATCCAATTTCTTGTCAAATTTTCTTTTATATCCAAGAATTCTATCTAATATAATCATTGTCTCCAAAGATATCTTACCTTGAAGATGCATTTTTAATATCATAGGGTGTCTCGAACCCTCTATATGAAATAAAGAGTCAAAGTTTACATCAGCAAAAACTGTTTCTACTTCTTCCTTAAAAATATAAGAGAGTGACTGAATTTTCTTCTGCCACTCTCTATAGTTTCCTTCTCCGTTTCTAATAATCTCACCAATCCACAAAGTTTGTGGGTCACTACAAGTGATAAAATTAGAAACGAAAAAGTGTTCTACTTCTTTTTCTGTTTTTTGTCTTGATACCTTTTCAAACCAAAATCTATCTTTGCGTTTATAAAATGATTGGAGACTTGCTCTGGTTTTTTTATTATACTTATGATAATCGTATGTGCTCTTAGTAAAGTGATTCTTTAGAGCAAGATAAGTTTTATACGCCTCAAAAGGTGCCATTATAAAAAAGTAATCGCGTGAAAAATTTGCCGGATTTTTTTTCGACCAAAAATGGATTAAAAGATCAATTTTGCTCGGGAAGTTCGCTTAAGGAAGTTCAACTCCATTGCCTCGTACTTAATTTTTTCCTTTAACGGTTTTGATATTAGTTTTGGTACGGAATCAAGTTCAATATTATTTTGTTCGCAGAAATAAACTATCGCATCAATATAATTCATACCAGAATTATCACGAACAAGGTTTTCAATTTCTTGTGCAAACCGAGACTGGCAAAAGAATTTACTTTCCAATACCTTTTCTAATTCATTCTCCATAGTGCCTAGAACTGTAATGTGCAAATTCTTATACCCAAAGTCTCATAATATTTTACAGATAAATTATAGTTATGTCAAGAATACTGTGCCAACTTATCGTCAACAAACTTCTTGATATACTGTGTAAGTAGTTTGATGTATTTTGCTTTATCGTATTCTTCGTAGACTTCGACTTCTCCGTTTTCACATGCCATAATGATCACAAACTTTTTAACAGGAATACCAGTTAGTTCATGAAGCATACATGCATAAGCACAACACTGAACAAAGTATCCGTCAATCCATTCTCTTGGTTTTGGTTGTTTGGATGTTTTGAAGTCGATAATAGAAAGTTCCCCATCAAACTCAGCAATACAGTCAACTGTACCTGCAACACCTAAGTATTGACTGTAAAGAGAACCTTCCAACACACGAATGTTATTTATACGATTCAAAGCAGGTTTAGCAATCTTAAATAAATGCTCTGAAATTGGTTGAACTGTAGGTAGTTCTTCATTCTTCAGATAATACTCTGTAAGAGTATGCATATCTGTTCCCCTACTTGTTGCTTTGCGTGTGATGTTATTTGCCTTTTCTTCACCAACTTTTTTACGCCAAGCAGCAAACTTTTCTTTATTGAAATGAGAAGTGACTGAAGTGATAGAAACTAACCTCTTCAGTCCTTCTTCTCCTGGTACTTTATAATAACGAACTCCGTCAATGGTTTCTCTATCCAATGACGGAAGATTCAAATCAACATGATTAAACATCAAAGACCCAACTCAGTTTTTGCAACAAGGTATTCTTTACACAAACCAGAACGAACAATGTCCTCAAGTCCAAATTCAATAATATCAAACGAAGGCATTGCTCTCAAAATTCGCATGAAATCGGCAATACCATTTTTTTCATTCTGCTTTGTAAGATCAGACTGCGTAGCATCGCCACAGAACATAATTTTAGTATTCTCACCTACACGGGTAATAATACTATCAAGTTCATGAAAGTTCAAGTTTTGAAATTCATCAACAATAATGATTGCATTATCAAGTGTAGTACCACGAATGAATGAAGTAGACCAGAAAGAAACTGTTCCTTGAGTCTTAAGATTGCCATAAAGCATTTCAAAAGCACTATCGTCTGGCATTTCAAACATATACTTTACCATATTCTTATATGGAATCTGATAAAGTGAAGACTTATCTTCATGGTCACCTGGCAGGAAACCAATCTCACGGGTCGCTACAAGAGACCTAACAATGTAAATCTTCTCATAAGGTGTACGGTCACTCAGAACATCTTTAAGAGCGTTGTAGAGGGTGATAAAGGTCTTTCCAGTACCTGCTGCACCATAGGCAACCAAGTTTTGATCCAGTTTGTAGCAGCGAAAAAGTTCTTCTTGATTTTCAGTTAACGGTTCAATTTTTTTAATAAAATCTAGATTGATTGGTTTTTTTCTTTTCATTTGTCTGTTACTCATTCCAAATGGTACTGGATTTTCTACTTTTTTGCGTGGCATAAAATCAGGTAATAGGCTTAACTTGAGATCCTGGCATCTTTGATGCTCTGGTTAGAACTTCATTCCAACCAGGATTTTTTTGTACGAGTTTGTTTGTCCAATCTCCTACTTCTCCAACATTCATTTGCGTTGGAATCAGTGGTTTGAGATGTGGATTTTCTTTTAGATATGGCTCTTTGTCTGCCATATACATCCACTTCTCAAAGATTTCACCTGTCTCTGTGTTCTCAAATCTGTAAGTTGGCAAAATTGTACCTCCATATTTTTTGAATATGTGCCAGAAATTCATCATCATTTAATTTGTGTTTCATATAGTTGCAAGTGGAACAGCAAGGTCTCACATTATCTAGTGTGTAACCTTTTGAATTCACTACTCTATCTATACCATTTATTGGAACTCTTGTTCCAGCAACCATATGAACTTTCCCTTCCCGAAGAACTGGTTCAGCACCACAAACATGACATTTTTGTTGAACTAAATCAGACCATTGCTCAAAAGTCAAATCCCAAAAAATATTTCTATGATTTGGATTGGCATCACATTTTTGAACTGTATATATTTTTCTCAAATATGTTTGTTCTGGATTAAGTGTTTTACTATAAACTCTTTTTTTAGGGTAGTCATATTTTCTTTGACCTTCTTGCAAATCCATCAACGAATAGGTAGGTTACATATCTATTTATGAAATCCATTCAAGTGCTGTGGCAACAGCAGGAAACTGTTCGCAGAAGATTTCTTTAGCAGAGTTTGCAATATCCATATGTTCTTTCTGGGTTCCATTAGCAGAACGCAGATCGATATAATGAATCCATGAGCGAACTGATCCTGTCATATACATCTTGGTAGGTGTGGCGAGTGGAAGAACAAACCTTGCACACTCTTTTGCAACTCCACGCTCTAGCATTTGATTATACAGTGCCATAGAAGAGTCAAATAAAGTTTGCATTTGTTTCTCTAATATTTGAACTTCGAATGGATCCAAGTCATCAATAGAGTTCTGACGATTCTTGGTATCCTGACGACGCAACTCAGGCAATGGGATAGTTTCTCCTAGCAGAGAACTATCTGCATATCGTTGTGAAAATTCCTGAAAGGTAAACGAACGATGCCGAAGCACTTGAGCAGCGATGCCTCTGCTAGTGCGGATCTCCAGTGTCATCGATGCTTGCTCAAAGATAGACCAATGCTGATGCTTAATGCAATACTTCAACAGACCTTCAAACTTTTCATTGTCTTGATTGCTAGGATTACTTACCCTAGCACAGTATGCCATATGCTTTTCTGCATCAGGTGTTACAGAAATAAGTTTTACCAATTCAGTCATTCACATCCCTCTCGTTTGTTAAATTTCTTACGACACTTTTTTACATCTTTTAACTCATCTTTGATACGTTGATATGCTTCTTCTGGTGTCAACTTTCGTGCCATTTCCATAGCAATAATCACATCAACTCTATTACCAAAGAGTTTTAGTGCTTCTTCGAAGCAATTTAGTTCTTCATACATTAGTCTGGATATCCATCATCATCGTAAAATACCTCATCATAATCATTAATGTGTGTAGCAATCTCATCATAGTTCAAATACGATTGGGTATCTGAATATATTTCTGATTTAAGACTATCGACAAGTAACTCAAGGTTCTTGACGATCAACTTTAGTTTTTGTTTGTCCATTCAATCAAACTATCACAAAGGTATCATACACAAAAAAAGGAGGGTAGTCAACCCTCCAATATATTATTTGTTAAAGAAAATAATTTCTTTATAGATTAAAAACATAAAAACTATAGAGAAAAAAGATATAGTCCCTACAGTTTGTAGTGCTTCCATATCACTTAACGTAAGTGCGACCACGATAGCAGAAAGTACCATGAGTTTCCTCATTTGCTGCACAAATTTCATACTTTACACCACGATATGCAGTGTGAAGAATTTGTGCATTATGAAGTGCTGCTGCTTTGTCGATTTGCTTTTTAATGATATTGAGAGTGTTCATTGTAGTACTCCTAAAAGAATGGGTTTGTTAAAACACCGTTCCTTCAGTCGTGTGCGTCACCCGAAGGTGATGAACGGAACCGTTCCGCGACTTACTTGCGTCCAGAGGTGTCTTTCTAGGTTATGTGCCTAGCGACTGCCGTTGGATGAACGACAGGTCTATTATAGACCAGTACTACTATTTATGCAAGATGTTAGCAAAATCACACAAACAGTCCTTTGTCACTCATAAATTGCAAAGTTTCCTTCATATTGCCAATACGTTTATAATCAATTGCAATTTGTGGATATGTTGCATCCAATCCAAATTCAGATTCAAATGAACGTTGAGTAAAGTGATTGTTTAATTTATACTCTAAAATTTTTATATCAAGTTTTTTTAAAAGAAAAGAGATGCGTTCACACTCTTGATTTCCGTTAGTATAAATTACTGCTTGCATTATTGTTCTTTATATTCGATGATAATTCTTTGAGTGCGTTCCCCTTTACTATTGAGGGTTGATTGATTAATTACTTTCCCATCAAATAACTCGGCAATTTTTTGTGCCAAATTATCTGCAATATTTATATTTGTAATTTTATTTGTCATTATTTTCTCATTCATCAATTTGTTCTTGTGTGAGGACAATCCACCTAAAATTTTTGTCCTCTCTGATGAACTCTTTGTTCATCTTTTCATAAGTTTCGGATGTAAGTTTTTCAGTCATTTTAATCTCTCTGACGCCAATCATCAGGTTTATCTTGCTGAAACCAGTCTTTAATATCATCCGCACTATCGAACCCTGTGCGGTAGTTTGAGGGGTCTGGATCACCCAACCCCATTCTATTCATAAAATCATCCATAGATCCCTCCTGAATATCCTGAGAAGCCTGACGACGTGCTTTATTCAACCAATCCCTAGCAGTGGTATGGCGCTTGGCAAGTTTTTCTACCCAGATCATATCTTCTAGTTTGACCTCTTCTTTATTTGCAATCTTTTTGCAAATAAATTCTAGTCTCAGTCTGTATTGAGTTGAAAGCATTTTAGTCCCGCAGTTTTGCTTCTAGTTCATTAACTCTGCTAAACTCTGCATAAGCAGATTCAGATCTATTCTCAAGGATACTCAAAATATCATTGCGAATGACATCATTATCAACATAGTCATCCAAGTATTTGTCAATGGCTTCTTTCAAGTATCTATATCTATGCCACTCAGGTGAATATGGTTTGTACATAATAATAACAGTATATACTCAAATGGTAATACTATTTAAGCATTTTGTCAACGCTCAATATAGCTGAGTGTGTGGTTATCGCAACTCAACTGTTCAACAATAATGTCACATCCAATCTTAGGATGACAATCCCCACAAGTAAAAATGTCTGCTGCTGCTTCACCTTTTTCAGGCCAAGTGTGAATGCTAATGTGACTTTCTGCAAGAAGAATCAGTACGGTCACACCTTGTGGTGAAAACTTTTTTGATATTGTTTGCACCACTGTAGCACCAGTTGCAATAGCAGCGTTCTCTAATAGATTTATGAGATACTCTTCATTGTTTAGAAGATCGTAAGAGCAACCGTAAAGGTTAAGTAAGTAGTGCTTACCCATTACCAAGTCTCTTAATATGACTTAAGTTAGAACGCTCACTCTTTTTGATTTTCTTATATTTTTTTATAAGTCTATCAACCTCTCTATTGGAGATATTAATTTTAAATTCTTTATCTTCCTCCTTTTCTACAAATCCGAGACCAGTATTTTCCATACGAAAAACTTCATTTTCAGTTTCATCAACATAATCATTGATAACTTCTTGAATTTCGCTACGAATAAGAGCATCTATTTGCTCTCTCAAATCATCATCTTTCATTTCTTTTTCTTTGCATCAGGAGCTTTATATCCCCAGAGTTTGGGATTAATTCTCCCCTCTGTTTGTGTAATATTGATTAAGTTTTTTTTATACTTATCCCAATAATGATCAAAAATATCAACTTTTTTTGAAGACATTACAATATCAAACTTTGTCGTTTCTCCGTCAATAAATTCCACTAAAAATGAATTAGTTGGTAAAGATTTATCTAGAGACAAAGAAGCATCACAATCACTTTGAATCAATTTCATTAAGAACGTCCACCCCACTGAATATCAGAATATGCTTCCTTCACTACATCAAAAGAAATTTTATACTTATCTTCAAGTCTTCCATCTTTTACAAGACAAACAATTTCTGCTTCTTTTGGATGTAGTCCACGAAGCAAATTAATAAACATCATTTCTCTACGAATAGAGTTGAGACTATTATTACCACCTTGAACAAAATGATACAAATTCTGATACTCTCTGCGAAGTGAAGTCTTTCCTCTACCATCAAGGTCTTGTCCTGTAGCAGACTCTCCGCCAGATGTTTCTTTTCTTAGATTATCAGACAAAGATCCAGAATACACAGTTTGTTCGTTTGCTTCAGCATAAGGAACATCTCCTTCAGGAAGAAGAGAAACTACAGTCTCATCAAAATTCCAAATAAAAATTGATTTGACTGCATCGTGTTCATATTCTTTAAGAACTTCCACTTTCTTTGCTTTACTACGTTGCTTTGATGCAAGTTCAAAAATTTCGTAAACAAATGGATTATTAGGAAGTTTTGGTAGAGATTGTTCTACCTTCTTTCTCGGTGCTGTTTTTTTAGTCGTTGTCTTCTTCGTCGTCGTAGTCATAATCGTTTTCAAATCTTACTGCTAAAATTTCATCTGGAAAAACATTTCCGTTTTCATCAAACATCTCTGGGTGCATATAAGATATGTTTGTGTTGTAGAAATGTTCTTTTGCTAACCATCCTACTACACCCCCCACAAAAAAGAACATTATTGAAATAAGAGTGCTGATGGTGAGTGTTAGTGCTAACATCTTTTTTCTCCAGAGATTATTTTTTCTTGATGTCTAGATAAAAGTTCAAGTGTAAAACAATCTCTCTTTTAAGAAACGAGACCATTTTACCAAACTTTATCTGCAAAGTTTTTGGTTGTTCTGGTTTCGTCCTCCTTTTACGAAGTAGCAACTCAATGCCCCGATTAATTTCGGTTCTTGAACTATTTAGTTTGCTTCCTTTTTCTTCCTGGTCGTTTTTCATAACTATACCTTCCCGCATCTTCCAAGATGCCACACAAATAATTTTTTATTCTTCTTGCTTGTGGTTTTGGAATATGCCCATAACCTTCACGGAGTTGTTTATGAATATCATCACTACCTCCTTCAAGATAATCTTCAAGGTCAGTTATAAGATTAGTGATTTCTACAGCAGTTGAACTCTCAATGAACTGGTTAATTTCATCTCTCTTTGTCTTACGAATTTTTAGATAATCATAAAACTTGAGCACAAACTTACCCTCAAATGCATAGTCAATTGCTTTCTCTACGTCAATATTAAGTTCTTGAAAGTTGTTTTCCATCAGACTAGTTTTTGTTCCTTCAGATACTTAACAGTTTCAGTACATCCCCCAAGATTAGTTTTATCATCAGGACCTTCAACATTTAATACAACTTGAGGAAATGTAGATCCCTGACCAAATTTATCATAAAATTGTTCTCTGTCAAAGTCATCTCCAAGTTTATACACAATATGTTCCAACTTTGCTAATTTTAATACTTGTTGAATCTTTGTGCAAAAAGGACAACCATCTTTTGAATATACTGTAAATAACATAATGAAATCTTTTAAAATTTATTTAGGAAGTAGTTGTTGTATAGGAATCGATTGTCCACCAATATTAATATATTCAACATTAACAGAGGAAAGTTGTTTCCCTACATCAACAATCTCTCCAGGATAAGGAGTAAACTGATAATAGTGCCCTTCTCCTCTCATACCAACAAGAGTTGTGGCATCACGGAGAGAACCACAATCAGCAATCTTTTTACCGCCTGGTTCAAATACAGTATAGTACCCTTTCATTTATTTTCATATGGATGACATGGTTTGAATTCACCTTCAGGAAAAGGTTGAGATTTAGTCAAGTCTCTACGACTTTGATTCTTAATTACAATGAATGCATCTTTATTGATCTTACGAGTGCCAATAGGAGATTGCCACTTCTTATTATACTCCTCACCCACATCAATACCAGAGACTTGAGTTCCTGCCATTTCAACAGAAATCTCATCACCCTCTTCCCATCCATATTTTTCTATCAAAGCAACAACTTGTTCCATTACAGTTGGTTGAGACATAATACGTTCTTCTGGTTCAAGATTCCCAAGCATAAAAAAGAGGGCGATTAACCCCCACATTATATCAAAATTTTATTCATCAGTCAAATGGTCGGCACAAGAAAGAGTATCACAAGGAGGACATTCTTTCTTAATATGATAAGTATCAAGGGCACTTTCAAGTGCTTCCGCTACATTTTCTTTAAAACTACGATAAGGAATGAACAGGTCATCATCATTGGTCTTATAGTCCTGGTGCGTCTCTTTGAACTGACGCTCTACCTCATACACAAGATTGGACACTATATCATTGATGACTTCCATTGTGTGTGGTTGAAGTTGATCCCAGTTGTATCCAGGGAGCATATCATCCTTGACACGATCCAGCAATGCTTTCTTACATTGCCACTGACTATCAAAGATTTGGGTAAATGCTTCCCAATCGTGTTGGGATTTGAAATGGGGGATACTCATTTGTTTTTAGGGCAATTGTGTTGTAAATTGTGTTGAATCATTGTGAGTGCCGAATTAATATCAAGGGCATCACCATCATAGATCCAATCTCCTACCGTGATAGTATAATACA